AGCCTCACAGCCTACTGAAGAACAACAGCAGATGCAACAAGCGGCTGCACAGGCACAGATGGCCTTCCAGCAGTCACAGACAGCAGCACTTAACGGTCAGGCACAGGAGTCTACTGCTAGAGCGCAGAAGATTGCTGTAGAGACACAGCTTGCACCACAGGAGCTACAGATTGACCAGATTAAGGCAGTCACAGCTAACCTGAAGGCAGGAGACCAAGAGGACAAGGAGTTTGAGCGTCGTATGAAGATTGCTCAGACATTCTTGAAAGAGAAAGAGATTGACCTAAAACATCAACCTCAGCAACCACAGCAACCCAGTCAACCCCTTAGACTGCAACAAGGATAAATTGATGGTCGTAACACGTACAGAACTAACTCAAATAGTAGAGCAGGTCAACAAGAAGTTTGAAGAGCTAGAATCTAAGATTAAAGAGTTAGAGGAACTTAATGCTAAAGATACAGCACCACCTAGAAAAACTACAAAACAAACACAGAAGGCGGCGTAATGGCGAAAGAAAAAGATTCGCGTCTCCAACGTGCTGGAGTTAGCGGTTATAACAAACCTAAACGAACCCCTAACCATCCTACTAAATCTCATGTAGTAGTAGCTAAGGAAGGTGATAAAGTAAAGACCATCAGGTATGGTCAGCAAGGAGTCAGTGGCGCAGGGAAGAACCCTAAGACAGCCTCTGAGAAAGCAAGGCGTAAGTCGTTTAAAGCACGACATGCAAAGAATATAGCCAAGGGCAAGATGTCTGCGGCATATTGGGCCAATAAATCTAAGTGGTAGTAAGGAGAATACTATGCCAATGGTAGGTGGAAAGAAGTACAGCTATACCCCTAAAGGTAAAGCAGCGGCAGCTAAAGCTAAAAAACGTATGACTCAAAAGAAAAAGAAGTAACCAATGATAGCAGAGATAAGTGCAATTGTCGCTGGTGTCAATGCTGCTACATCTGCTATCAAGCGTGTAGCTGAGACAACCAATGACATCTCAAGTATCTCTGGTTTCCTATCGTCCCTTGGCGGTGCAGAAGTTGAACTAGCAAGAGCGCAGAATGAAGGTAAGCTATCTGAAGCAGATGCTGTCAAAGCTGCACTAGCCAAGAAACAAATACAAGAGACCATGAAAGAGATTAAAGACCTCTTCACGGTCAGTGGTAACGGGCAGTTATATCAAGAAGCTATGACTGCTATGGCTGAAGCAAGGAAGGCTAAACAACTAGAGTTAGCTAGGAAGGCAGCAGCTAAGAGACAATTCTGGAAGGAGGTTAAGCAGTACGCAGCTATCTTTAGCGTTGTGGTTATACTACTACCTATGATACTTGCGCTCCTGATAAATTTTTTATTAAAAAACACTTGACAAATGAGTCAAAGTATGCTATAATGTATAGGTACATTAGTGTACACAAGTATTCTTTAACAAAGGTAAAATACAATGACTCAAGAGTTAGAAACTTATTTTAACAATTACTTTGCAATGTTTCGTTCAGAAGGCTGGAAACAGTTAATCTCTGACTTACAGGGTAATGTTGGACAGATCAACTCAGTAGAGATGACTACGGATAACGATAACTTGAACTTCCGTAAGGGACAGTTAGCTATCCTAGCAACCATACTTAATCTTGAAACACAGATTGACAATGCTCAATCACAGGCAGAATCAGAAGACTCTGAGGAAGCTGTAGATGAGGTTGTTTGATTTTAGATGCCCTTGCGGTAAACTGTTTGAAGATTTAGTTAAGTCTGATGTCACAACTTCTAGGTGCAGTTGTGGCTTGGACGCTAAACGTGTTATCTCCCCGGTGAGATCTAATCTTGAAGGTATCAGTGGAGACTTCCCTGATGCACATGACAGATGGGTTAAGCGTAGGGAACAGCACATGGCACATGAGCGAAGGCAAACCTCATAGAGAACCTTCATAATAAAAACCTCCACAATACTAAGGTACGGAGTTAATAATGGCTAAGATTATTGAACCTGAGCGTCAGGATAATCAAGAAGATAACGAACAGCAACTAGAGATGTTTGCACAACCAGAGGAACAACAGGCAACCCCTGAACCACAGGAACCTGAGATACCTGATAAGTACAAAGGCAAGACTGCTGAAGAGCTTGTACAGATGCACCAAGAAGCTGAGAAGCTATTGGGCCGACAGAGTTCTGAAGTAGGTGAGCTACGTAAAGTTGTTGATACGTATATCCAGACACAACTCACAGAAGATACGCAACAAGCACCCCAACAAGACGAAGAAGTAGATTGGTTTACAGACCCTGATAAGGCTGTAGACAGGGCTATTCAGAACCATCCTAAGATTAAGGAAGCTGAAGCCGTAACGCAACAGTATCGTGCAAGCACTGCACTATCAGAGCTACAACGTAAGCACCCTGATATGCAACAGATTTTGCAGGATAATAACTTTGCTGAATGGATTAAGGCATCTAATGTTAGGACTAAGCTGTTTGTAGCAGCAGACCAGCAGTACGACAGTGAAGCCGCTGATGAGCTATTTAGCTTGTGGAAAGAGCGACAGAACATTGTACAGCAGACTGCCGCTGTAGAGGAGCAATCCCGTAAGCAAGCAGTTAAGGCAGCTTCTACTGGTAATGCCAGTGGTAGTACTGAGTCAGCACCTAAGAAGATCTACCGACGCGCAGACATTATTAACCTTATGAGAACCGACCCTGACCGCTATGCTGCTCTACAACCAGAGATTATGAAGGCATACGCAGAAAAACGGGTCAGATAGTATATCTTAGGAGATATTTATTATGACTGATTCAGTATATCCCGCAACTGGCGGGTTCGTTGACAACACTAGTGCAGCTACTTTCATTCCAGAAATTTGGAGTGATGAGATTGTTGCAGCCTATCAAAAGAACCTCGTATTGGCAAACCTTGTCAAGAAGATGTCTATGGCTGGCAAGAAGGGTGATACCATCCATGTGCCTAAGCCTGTCCGTGGTGATGCTCATGCTAAAGCTGAGAACACTGCTGTAACGGTACAGAACGCAACGGAAGGTGAAGTGCAGATCTCTATTGACAAGCACTTTGAATACTCACGTTTGATTGAAGACATTACGGACGTACAGGCTCTTAGCTCACTACGTCAGTTTTACACGGAAGATGCTGGCTACGCTTTGGCTAAGCAAGTTGACACCGACCTGCACAGCTTGGCTACTGGCCTAGGCTCTGCTGGTACGTCTTCTACGACTTACCTCGACAATGGCGGTACGTTCTTTGTAGATAGCTCTGCAAGTGGCGCTTTGACTACTTATGCGGCTGACACTGTACAGAACGCAGACGTATTCACGGACGCTGGTTTCCGTGGCATCATTCAGAAGCTGGACGATGCTGACGTACCAATGGAAAACCGTTGCTTCGTTATTCCTCCTTCAGTACGCAACACCATCATGGGTATTGACCGTTACGTAAGTTCTGACTTCGTAAACAACGGTCAGGTAACTGGTGGTCAGATTGGTCAACTGTACGGCATTGACGTATTTGTTAGCACCAACTGCCCTGTTGTTGAAGCTGCTGGTGATAACACCGCTGCTACTGTTGACATGCTGGGCGCTTTGTTGTTCCAGAAGGATGCACTTGTAATGGCTGAACAACTGGGAGTTCGTTCTCAGACTCAGTACAAGCAAGAGTTCCTTGCTAACCTGTTCACCTCAGATACTCTGTACGGCTGTAACGTACTGCGTCCTGAGTCAGGTTTGACTTTGGTTGTTCCTAAGTAACAATCATTTAGCTGGGGGCTGCGCTGCAGTGGCCCCTTAGCTTTATCTTTAAGGAGTGTAACATGTGGCAAGCGTTGATTGGCCCTGTAGCTAACTTAGCTGGTACTTTTCTTAAAAATAAAGCTGCTGAAAAGCAAGCTGTCCATGAGTCCAAAATGCGTAAGATTAATGCTGACGCAGACTGGGAAACTCAACAAGCCGCTGCATCACAGTCCTCATGGAAGGACGAATGGTTTGCAGTTATTTTGAGTTTACCTTTAATTGGAGCCTTCATCCCTGATATGGTTCCCTATGTACAAGAAGGGTTTTCCGTATTGTCTACTATGCCTGACTACTACAAAGCATTCTTAGGTGGCGCTATAGCTGCTAGCTTTGGCATCAAAACTTTGTCTCACTGGGGTAAATAGTGCAGATAACTATACCCGGAGGATTGTTTGGTGCTGGCGGCTTTGACCCTGTTGCTCTACAAAGACAAGCAGAAGAACGAGGCAGAGCAGAGCGTGAATACCAAGCTGCTGAGGCAGCTAAACTTGCTGCATTAAAAGAAGAAGTAGCTGAACGTAATAGGCTACAAGCAGAAGCAGATGCAGCTAAAGCAGCGCAAGTACAACCTGCTAACATCTCTACTTACTATGATGCTTTACGTACTGGAGAAGACACCTCACAGTTTGATGATATCCTACAAAGCACATTAGCAGAACAAGACTACATTACATCTGGCTTTGACATGGCTGAAGCAGGTGCTTATGCTGCTCCAGTTGACGATAGGTTTATTGTACCCGGTGGCATAGACACTAGCAATGTAGGTGAGTTTGCATTTGACAAGACCCTAGAAGACTTTGAAGGTTATGACTTTGACTACGGCAATATCTCTAATGAGAACCTAAAGAAGTTTCAAGAAGAACTTATGCCTGCTATGGCTCCTGCTGTAGCACAGGCACAGCTAGAAGGTCAGAGCTATCAGAATGCACTTATACAGGCTTATGAACGCTCACCTGAAGTACAAGAGATATATGCCAAATATGACATATCTCCACAGCGCATAAGTAAAAAGTATGGCTCTGAGTATCTATACGATCCTTTTACATTCTCAGAAATACAAACTGTAGATCGTAGTCCCGGCCTTAGTGAAGCTATCAAAACAGGAGCTTTAGTAACCGCTGGTTTGTTTATGCCCGGTGCAGCAATCACGGGACTAGGTCAAGGCGCTGTATCAACAGCCGCAGGCAAGGCACTAACATCAGCAGCGGTAGCAGGAGCTACTGGTGGCGACCCACTAAAAGCTGCACTTACCTCTGGTATAAACAGTGGCTTAGGTATTCTTGAAGCTCAAGCACCCGCACTATACAATGATGTAGAGTTTGTTTACAATGTAGCTAAAGGAAGGCCGGGATTAGCTCTGTTAAACAAAGGTTTAAATGTTATTGAAGATGGAGAAATAACCGGGACAACAACTGTTGGTAAAAAGTTTACTACAGATGCTCTTAACAATGTAGGCTTAACCACAGACACACTAGCTGAGTATAACATTAATCAAAGTGATTTAGTTCCTGCTCTAGTAGAAGTAGAAAAAGAGTTAATTAAAGGCAAAGACTTTAAAGACTCCTTACGATCAGGTTTAATAGAGTACGTACAGCAGGGTGGAGGTGTTCCTGATTTAGGTATTAACTTTGGTATTGCTTTAGAAAAACCAGAGTTTTTAAGTGCTATTGCTAAAGCTATTAGAGAACTAGGATCAGCGTTTGACGATGCAGTTTTACAACCTCCTAAAGAAGCTATAGAAGCATTGTACGAAGCTATACCTAAACCAAATGTATCTTTACCTAAAGTAGATGTACCCTTACCTAAAGTAGATGTAGCCTTACCTAAAGTAGATGTAGAGTTACCTAAAGTAGATGTAGAGTTACCTGAAGTAGATGTAGAGATACCTGAAGTAGATTTACCATCACTTAGTTTACCTAATATACCTTTTGGATTAGCTATATCACAACCTGAACCTACTAAGGGCATCACAGAAGATTTATTTGAAGATTTCTTGTTTGAGAAAAAATATCAATCACCTGAGTTACTAGAGGCTGCACTACCGCTAGATATATTAAGAAGGACAATATGAGTACCACATACTTAAACATAGTCAACGAGGTACTACGTAGGCTACGAGAAGAAGAAGTATCCTCAGTAACACAGAACACCTACAGCAAGATGGTAGGAGACTTCATTAACGATGCTAAACAGATAGTAGAGGATGCACACCAGTGGTCTACACTACGTACAACTATTGTAGTACCTACTGTTGAAAATACTACAGAATATAGCTTGACAAACGCTGGAGAACGTGTTAAAATATATAGTGTCATTAACGACACATCAAACTTCTTTATGCATTATCAAACACCTAACTGGTTTAACAATGCTTATTACATATCTGGTGAGGTAACTGGTAGTCCTGACTCATATACCTTTAGTGGTATTGACAGTAACGATGATACTAAAGTAAGAGTATACCCTAAACCATCAGGTGTGTTTAGTTTACGTTTTGATTTAATTGCTAGGGAGCCTGAGTTATCTGGAGATGCAGATACTACAGTCTTACCTAAGAATGCTATTGTCCACAACGCTGTAGCTTTGTTGGCTAGGGAGCGTGGTGAGACAGGCGGTACTACAGCACAAGATTACTTCTTGATTGCAGATAAGCACTTGTCTGATGCTATTGCATTAGATGCTTATAAAAATCCTGAAGAATTCATTTACACGGTTCCATAATGGCTCAGAACAGAGAACATATTTATATTGCTGCTCCGGGCTTCAAGGGACTTAATACACAAGACTCCCCAGTAGCTCAGGATGCAACCTTTGCTGCTATTGCTGAGAACGTAGTAATAGATAAGTTTGGACGTATTGGTGCACGTAAGGGACTAGACAAGCTAACAACTAGCGCAACACCATTAGGGTCTAGTGACGGCATTGAGACTATCTTTGAGTTTGTAGACCAAAGTGGTGACATTGAAGTATTCTCTACTGGCAATAATAAAATCTTTAGTGGGACTACTACACTAACGGACATTACACCTGCTGCTTATACTGTCAGTGCAAACAACTGGAAGATTGTAAACTTTAACAATCATTGTTTCTTCTTCCAAAGAGACCATGAGTATCTTGTGTACACTGATGAATCAGGCACAGGTGTTATTGAATCTCATAGCAACCATAGTCATGCTACAGGTACACCACCGTATGCTAATGAAGTTTTAGCAGCTTTTGGTCGTTTATGGGCAGGGGACGTTACAGGTAACAAGTACACACTATACTGGTCTGATTTATTGGCAGGACATCATTGGACAGGGGGTACTTCAGGCTCACTAGACTTGACTACAGTGTGGCCTACAGGGCACGATGAGATTGTAGCCTTAGCAGAGTTTAACGATCTGTTGGTTATCTTTGGTAAGCGTAGCATTCTACTGTACTCTGGTGCAAGCTCACCGTCTACTATGGTACTTGCTGATGTCATTACTAACATTGGGTGTATTGCTAGAGACAGTGTACAGTCTACAGGAACAGACTTGTTATTCTTGTCTGACTCTGGTGTACGTAGCTTAGGCAGGGTTATTCAAGAGAAGTCTAACCCTATTGGCGATGTATCTATCAAT